ATACGGGGTAAACGCTTCGACAGGTTGCACCCCTGTAATAAAAGATTTCCGTCGGGTTCTTACTTTCGGGGTCGTACACGGGGAACGCCTTTGGCTCAACGTTCCATGAACGCCAATCGTCAGCCCAAAACACCATTGAACCATCTTTGTTTGTTCTCAACTTTGCGAAATCTGCCCACCAAATTTCGGCAATGTCCCCGTTTGCATCCCTGACAACCTGAATGGCAAAACCACCGAACAACTGATAATCCAAAACACATTTCCTGATGACTTCGGACACCGTTTCTTTGCGGTTTGCCTTTTCCTTACCGATGGAAAGACCTGCCCCCATCGTATAAAGGACTTTTGAATCAATAATCGCCTGATGGGTCGGGGAATCACAATACAACGACCACAGGAAATCAGGAAACAGGTTGTCAGCACCATACGACATCCATTCTTTCCCGTCAATCATCGTTTCCGAAAGACGGGGACGGGTAACGTTGGGAACGCTATAAATCGACAACTTTGTTGGAATGTTACGTTTCTTTGTCATCTTTCCTGTTGTTTTTGATAAGGTCGGGGGTGTCCGTTACGACTACCTGAAAAACGGACAACACCCCAACCACGTTTCATTTACTCGCCAACCTGACTGATAACACACTGATTCGGGAAAGCGGTTTGAGTACCAACGGCAAATTCGCAGTTGAAACGGAACTCGTCATTGTCCTTTGAATACCAAAGGTCGAACACGCTTGATTCGTTATCCATGTCACCAACACCGTAATAGAAATTACGTTTCGGACCTGATACGATTACACCCGTACCGTCAAGACCTGCCACGGGCTTAACCTCGATGTTTGTTCCAGGGTAGTAAGCACGGGGACGGTCTAACCCGTCGCCTGATTCATGGAACAGGTTTGCAGCCTGTAATGCCATACGCCACAGACGGAACGTGTCATAACCCATGTAAATTGTTGACATATTCAGAACGGGGGTCGGGATAGCCAAAACAACAGCGTCAACGGCTGCACATACATTCGCCTTAACGATTGCATCGTGTTCCAACTTCTGTGATGCAACGGTAATACCATCGTTGGCGGTCAGAATCTTAATAAGACCGTCCGTCCATTTCAGGGATGCGTCGTTTGATGTTGTGTCGCCCTGCCAAACCAACTTTTCCACGCCCAAATTGATGTTTGCAATAATATCGGCAACGAAATCGGCTTCAAAGGGCAATGTCTTTTGACCTGCTGCAATACGAACCTGATGTTGCAAACAAGAATTTAACAGGGTCTTATGACAAAATGCGTTCTGCACCTTGATAACCCCTGCCGTGATGGTACGTTGGGAAATGGTAGATGTTCCCGAAGCATTGAAACCACAAACCGAACCATCCTGAAAAACAACTGATGTGTTCAACAGATTAAGGGCGGTCTTTGTCTTAACACCTGTTTGGAGTGTGAAATCCTTTGCAGATTCAGCACCCATGATTGAATCACGCAATAACTTGTCGTGGTTCTGCTCGACATACGTCGGTAAGTTTTTAATAATACTCATAATTTCCTTAAATATTTAATGAAACAATCTTTTATTTACTTCCAAAAATCCTGCACGCTGCTTCGTACTTTGTACCCTTAACGTCATCATTCACGCCCTTTGGGGGTGTGGGGGTCGTTCTTTGGGGTACAGGGTCAACCAATGGTTGTTTCCGCAAGGTTTCCAACTCCGCTTTCATTGAATCGTTTTCGGCTTTCAAAGTTTCGATTTCAGCCGTTAAATTTGCAATGGTGGTGTCCTTATCATCCACAGGGTCGTTTTGCGGTTGTGGGTCGTTATTCGGGTCATTTTGGGGGTCATTTGCAGGGTCGGGGTCGGGTTTCTGACTAACCTTTCCATCGACAACGTAAATTTCGGTTTCCCCAATCTTATAAGAACCCGTTTCCAAAGGTATAACATCCCCGTTTTCGGCATACGTTGAAACCATGCTGTCAATGTTCAGGTCATCGTAAATAAACGATTTCCCGTCCTGCTCGACAACATTTGAAAAGTTGGCAATAAATTTGCCCATTTGCTTTTTGAACTCTATAAATCTGTTGTTCATATTATGCGCTTTTATTGATATATATTCTTTTTAATTTATTCGTGTGAAATTGTGTCCTTTCGTGTTACCAATCCAAACGGGTTGGCGATGCAAAATGAATCCGTGTTCCAATCTGCCATTCCAAACCGTCAGCGTCTTTCATCGAATAAACAGGATTGCCCGAAATGCGCTTAATGTTCGATGATTGGATGGTGTATTTTCTTACCCCGATATGTAACACCAACTTTGTTGATGCAACGTTTTGGGGAATGTTTGACGTGTCGATGTAAGGACAAAGGGCAACATATTCCCCCGTCACAAAACCGCTATCAGTACAACCAACCGCCTGCAAACTGAATGGGTAGTTTTCACAAACGGCAATTTCCGTGTCATCTTCCATCCCCTTTCCCTCGACAATGGCAATGAAATCCAACGTCCCGTGGGGGAACATCCTTGCAAATAAATCCCCCTTTGTTATCGTTCCAACATCTTTCATGGCTCAACGTTTTTGGGTTTCGGATATATGTTGAACACGGAACGGGGTTTAACGCTTTCAGGCTCATATTTTGCGTAAATGGCGTTTGCCTCATTCCTCATTGCCTGTCTATCTTCCAAAGGTATTCTTTCCCCTGAAATGGTCATCGAAAATGCGTCCGAACTCGTTTTCCTGTCAAACGTCATCGATGCACGGGACAACATCATCAACAAATCCGCCAATATCAAATTTCGGGTCTGTTCCGACATTCCCCCAAATTCCCAATCAGGGTCGGTGTCACGACAAAAACACGCTGCCTGTATCATTTCATCAGCAACAGGGAAAGAAAAACAACCCTGATAATAATTCAATATCGTAACCATAAAACTTATATATTTAATTCGTTATACATTCTTATTGCATCGGACAAACGGATTTCATCGTAACTGAATACTCCAGACACCGACAAACCCCAATCCAAATCGTCTGAAAATTCTAAACCCCACCCCTCAGGCGACAAACCGTCAAAAACAAGGTTTTTGGGCAATCGTGCAACCATGACCCATGAACCATCGGGAACGTCGGGACAACGATTGTCTGTCTTTCCCTTTGCCACATCGATTTGGAACGATTCAACCACGACAACGCCCCTGATGGGTATTCCTGAATGTTCAACGTCAAATGGGGTTTTCCTTTGCGCTGCATCAATCATCATGTCCCTGATAACATCAGGCATAAACATTACGTTATATTCCCCAATTACGTTGTCATTACGATATATCGGGGTATTTGCAGGACAAACCACAAACAGACAATCAACGGTTGTTTCATCCATTGCCAACACCTTTCCTTTCATTCCTGATGATGGGTGTTTGGTCAATGATATTGCAACCATCCTGTCCGATTGGTCTTTCACATCTGCCAAATATAATTTCAAACCTTTGTTCATATACCATTATATATTGTTATCCTTTCCAACGTGTGAAATCATGTGTTTTTGTTCTATTTCGTTTTTGTTCTAAATTAAATCTTTTGACCCACAAAATAGAACGTTATTCCTGTTCTAAATTAAAACTTTGATTTTTTTTGTAACTTTTTTGGGAAAATGTTTGGTGGTTTCAAAAATAATGCTTACCTTTGCATCGTTAAGTTAAGTTATCGGGGTTTTGAACCCCACATTGTTTCACAAATTAAAGTTTAGTAATTATGGCAATTTTGATCATCATCGGTTTCATTGGGATGTGTCTTAACGGGGACATCCTGAAAATGGGAAAGTAATTACCCATGACCAAACCCGTTCCGTGAACAATAGTAACGGACGGACGTGTTATCAAACATCAGTTATTCACAAATTAAAGTTAAGTTACAATGATTGCAATTCTTATTATTATTACGCTGATTTGCCGTCCTGACATCTTTATTAAGATGGGTGGTAAGAAATTCTAAACGGCACATCGATACGCCCCACCCGTGAACAACGAACACGGGATGGGGTTTCTTTATTCAACAATAGTCACAAACAATTAAACGTTATATAAACATGAACAATGCAGTTATTTACGCCCGTGTTTCGTCCATCGGGGACAGACAGGACACAACACGACAGGTTAAGGATTTGACCAAATACGCCAAAGGAAACGCCCTTAACGTGGTTAAGACCTTTGAGGAACACGTTTCAGGTGCAAAGGGTGTCGATGAACGCCCCGTGTTGGCTGAATGTTTGCAGTTCTGTATTGACAACCACATCGATTGCCTGTTATTATCGGAACTTTCCCGTTTGGGTCGTAACGTGTGGAACGTCCTTGACAACATCAAATGGTGTCGTGAACACAAATTAAACGTGTTCTTTCAGAAAGAAAACCTTACCATCTTTGATGCAAACGGCAATGAATCAAAGTTGTTGCCAATCATGGTGTCCGTGTTGGGTATGGTTGCCGAAACGGAACGTGAAAACATCAAATTCCGTCTTAATTCAGGTCGTGACCAATACATTGCCAATGGGGGCAAATTGGGGCGCAAACAGGGGTCAACAAAGACAGACGATGACATCCTTAACAATCCCCGTTATTCGGACGTTATCAAGCGTTTGGGCAAAGGTCAAACCATCCGTGACATTCATTCATGCACGGGAATATCAATCGGGACAATTCAAAAGATTAAGAACATTCTAAAAACAAAGTAACATGGAATTTATCAACGACCATCAGGAACACGTTATAATCAACGTCTTAACGTGTATTGTGAACGGGGAAACGCCCGTTGTCGATAGTGAGGACAAACAAACCATCCGTGAATTTATCGACCTTATCAATAAGGAACGTGAATGGGAACGTTGGTCGGTACATTGCAACACCGATTGCCTGTTGTATCGAAACGGGATGTGTCCGTACAAATGGAACGAACATTATAAATGCCCCGAATATAAGGACATGAAAGATTGATTTCGGTTGGAGGAAAGAAAGAGGGTTGCACCTGCAATGGGTGTGACCTTTTTTTGTGCCCTGAAACGCCCACAAACGCCCTACAATCAACGATTTACACCCAACCTTAACAACTACCCACACCCCGATTTTTGAACGCTTACAGGGGATTTTTACAAAAATTTTTGCTATAAACACCCGTAACACGTTGAAACACAACGATTTACAACGAAATTTTGCACTAAAAAACGTGTTTCTGAAATTGAAACCACTATAATAAAATCACGATATATTTTTTTTAGTCTTGTTTTTTAGTCACACTATATATAAAATATATCATGTATCAAAAGTAAAAAATAACATCTTCCTTTCCCTCCAATCGAAAAAAATCTTCATATAACATAATACTTTATCAATGTATAATGTCAGTTTTAGAAAACGATTGGTTAAGATATAAACCCCCATCCCCTTATTTCATTAAGGGGGGGTGTCGATTCGCTTTCGCTATAATCGACGATATATATTTAACATTTATTTTTTGGTATATTTCGGATGTTACGTTGTTCTGTGTCAGGTGTTTACGTCTTTGAAAGTTGACTAAAAAGTTTGCAAGCGAAATCGATTTTTCAAAATGACGTACTTTGCCATTTTTTTAGCGCAAAAATTAGTCAGTCTTTGCCACGTTGAACAGGTCTGCAATGTCTTTGGTTGTAAGTTCATCCGGTGTCATAAGGTAGTATTTGCAAATGAAACATTCAACGACCTTTTCGATGTCATCAAACGTCCTGTCAGGGTTGTTTGCTATATCGACAACCCACGGTTCTTTTGTCAGGTACGATTTAAGTTCCTGAACATCCCACGTTGTTTGTTCCATTGTCAATCCTCCTTTCTTTGCCACCAATGTTTTTTCTTTGGTTTGGTTGTGTTTTCCTCGATGACCTGTATTGTTTGCCCCTGTTCTTCAATCATGG